GTGTAAATCAGCATAGACCTTACCATCCTGCCTTTTCAACATAATCACATAGAATTCAGTCTTTTCAGTTCCTCTTCATCTTGCTCAATCTGAAAGATAGCATTTAGAAACTCCAAAGCATACTTACCAACAACCCAAGCATCTTTATCCTCAAAGAACCTATCCCCGATGGTTCTCATGTCATAACCTTCTTTATGTTTATCAAAGAAAGCAACGACACAACAAGTTTCACCGTGAGTTTGAGGATACCACTTGACGAGTTCATATTTTTTGTTGCAGTTGCTCCAACGAAACTCTACATTACGAAATCTCATTTTTCTCCTCAAAATCAAACCATTCATACAAAGAATTCATCGCACCCTCAACCACACAATCAACCACAGCATCTTCGTGTGGGTTTTCTACGTGTTTGTGAGCACGATTATATCCATAACGGACACCTTCTTCAAGTGCCATTTCTAATACTTTACGAAAGTTAGGTTTCATTCTTCATCCTCTTCATAAGGGAACATTTCATCATAATCCTCATCAGTCAGTGTGAGATACTGAACATTAGCATTTTTGTGCTCTTCAGCATACACTAACTGATAGTGAGCAAAACTACTTTCAGAAGTGCTGGCATACTCTAAAAGACCATCAACAAAGCATAGGTAGTTCATTAGAGCACCTCCCAATCACATTCCCAGAAGTCGTTGATATTCACCCAGAAGAAGTATTTCTGGTTCTCTGATGCGAGAAACAGCATACCATCACCCTTGTCCTGTTCAACAATACAAATAGGGTTGTTGTCCATCATATTCGCAAGGCGGTTTTTAGCCTTCTTGCTTTTGGGTCTGACTGTTACTCTTCTCATTTTGAATCTCCAGTTTCAGTTTGCGAATACCAGTAATAAAGTAAGCAAAGTCACGGGATTCAGTCACCCGTTTCTCTTCACCACACACACCACACTTACCATTCCATACAGAGGAACAACCGACTGAATAGACGCCATACTTTTGTCCACAATCCATACAGGTTGTGCCTGTCTGCTCAAGTCGTTTGAGTAGTGCCTTCTTCTCTTTGAGAGTCATAGGTCTGTTTCGTATAAGAGTATTATAAGGCATCAGGAGGCGTCTTCAACGTCTTCTGTACCAGTTTCTAAAGTGTCTTTTAGTTTATCCATCACCTCATCCATAGAATATGTTTCTACTTTACCAAGTTCAATGTCCTCCACCATTTGTAACAGATATTCCAGGAACTCTTTATCATAAACATCATCTTCATTCAGTGATGCCCAAAACCAATCTCTACATTCTTCTTCTGGATCTTCTACTGTTCTGGGGAGAGCATAGTGATCATAGTTGGATGTCATCAGGTCAGCCCAGATGCGAAACGTCATTCGCATACTTTGCCATCCTGTCATCCAGCAGTGACCAATCCAGTATTCCCACCAGTTTAATTTTGTCTTCATCAACACTCATCCATTCCAAGATAATCAGTCTCTTTTTCATCTACTTCCTCCAAATGATCCCATCTCCAAGTGCGAGAAAGTAAATCAATATCAAACCCAAACTTATATACCCAAGATAAAATACTCAACAGATGCCCATTGCCACAACTCATTTGAATATAAGGAGAGCAAGGTTGATCCATCCAACTGACAGATACTTGAAGCAGTGAATAGTTTTTGATGTTTAAGATCTGAACATACCAATCGTGTCCAAAATCATAACGATGTTTGAATTTAATTATATTCATTGTTCTTTAATCACACAAGATGTAGTGCATTTAAGGTCACCAGAAGACCCAGAGACCGTAGATGTATGGTGTGGAGTTGTTTCTGGTGTGAGGTTATAAGATACCAACAGACCTACAGCAAATCCAAGCAAAAAAATAGCAATATTACGTGAGTTCATTTAGAAAGCGACTTGACACCATTCAAAACTTTTTGAAAACGTTCGGCACGACTCTTGTGGTGCTCTACATTATCCTCAAGCACACCAACAATATCGTCCAGGACAACATCTAGAGACGCATCAGTATCAAAGTATTGTTGGATTGCTTCGGCAAGATACCGCCGCCGACTCCATTCCATACTATAAGGTTTGTAGTCCATAATCACAGAGTATATGTGGGTATTATAAAGGATTTGTCAGGTCTTGTCAAGTTTTACTTTTCACTTTTATACATATGAAGTTTACACCACCCATCTGGACAAATTTTACCTTTTACTGAAGTGCAGGCATTAGGTGGTCTCCACATAGTGCAGTTAGAGCATTTTTCATTGCCCTTTGGGTTATCCTGATAATTTACAGATTCTTTTGATGCTTTTTTGTCTTCTGATAGAAACTCTTGGAATGATTTCATTGTTCTTTCTCCCAACATTTTTCGAATTTGTCTCTTAACTCATTGAGTTTAGTTTGTTCTTGAAACTCCATAATATGTTGATTGACTTCTTTCTCCACCTCAGTAAATTCCATACGATACTTTTGTTTAATATCAATTAATCGCACCATATCCATATAATGTTCAGTGCCTTTTTTGATAAACTCTTCGTAGGTCAATCCCGAGTCCTCCAATCGGTTTCGTCTTCATCACGCTTAAACCAATCGTGCAGTTCATCTGGGTTATCAAATCCTCTTCTACCAAATCTTTCGTGTCCTAAACCACCAATATCCATTGAGTTTAGGAAATCATCCATTTCATCCATATTAGGGTTTTCTGCTTTACGTCTTGCCTGACGAAGCATTGTACCAGCAGAGCGATTTGCTTTCGCAAGTTTCTCTGCCCAGATCATATCTTCTAAACTCACCTCTTCGTGAAGAACAATCTTCCCACAGATTGCTTCCAACCGAAGACGATATTGTGTAGATAACATATCTTTCTCCAGATATAGGGTTATTTATTTTTCATTTCGTCCATTAACTCTTTTGCGAGTTTCATAGAACGACGATGCATTAGATATTTTACCACAGGATTGCGTGGATTGTTCAATAACCACCATTTTTGTCTCTCAAAGTTAGATTTTGCTAACTTTGTAAGATAATAAAAAGCGGCAGCGATACTTTCATCCGTTGCGATGAAGTATGTCACTACTGCAAATACGATAAACCAAGCGTAATAAGTCATCGTCTGATAGTTTTCAGATATTCTAGCACGTGCTCACGAACTGACATGAGTTCATTGTAACATTTTTGGTTGTGAGCACATTGACGGAGTTCGTGGTCTGGTTTATGAACACTCTCAATAAACAGATCAAGACCACGATTCCATTTGACTTCAGGAGTTTCTTCCATAATGTGTAACGTAGTTATACTATTTAACCAAGAAATTGATCCAGACTGGAGACCGATGCGCCTTTTGAGGACTTTTGAATGTAGGTTTTGGCGGATTTGTAGTTGTTTGCCAAGTGAACCTGCTGCCCATTATGAATGATGATAAACTTTTTACCATATGGAACTGCTGCCCACATTCCATCCTTAGTTACATAACCTTGAGGATCTCCTGGTTTTGCATCAAGAATTCGAGGACGATCAATAAAAGGTTTTTGAAATTTTTCACTCATGTTAATTAAAAAATTGATTTAGAGGATGAAAAGATTGAATTCTTTCGTTTGCCATATTAACATATTCTTCATGCAATTCAATGCCAAGATATTTTCTTTTTAGGTCAATACAAGAAAGTGCTGTTGTTCCAGAACCCATAAAAGGATCCAAAACAAGATCCCCAACGTAACTATAATACTTTACAATTCTATCAGATAGTTCTTTTGGATAAGGTGCAAGATGTTTAGAATGAGTTTCTGGATTTATTTTCCAAACATTTGATCTCTCATAGTCTTCTTTAACCAGTGAATCCTCAAGAACATCACCCTCATAAGATCTTACAACTTTATCAATTAAAAATGGTGCTGGTTTTTGAAACACAAAAATAGTTTCAGTTACAATATTTGGTTTATAAGCAACTGGTTTGCGATGTTGAAAAAAACCACCATTTCGATTAATTGCAGATCCTTCAGGTTTTAACCAAACAATGTCATCAAGATATTTCCATCCCATTTCTTCCATCAATGAAAAAAAGTGAAATGGAATCGCTAAACGTTTACTCTCATGCGATCTAGACTCTCTTGCCTCAATAACTGGAGAAAGATTGACTACACACATTCTTCCTGGTTGAGTAATTCGCAAAACCTCAAAGAAAATGTCTTTAAGAAAGTCTAGGTAATCTTGATATGTTGACCAAGTTGAATATTCTCTTGCATTATAATAAGGAGGAGAGGTGCAGGTTAGATGCACACTCTCATCCTCTAATTCTTTTAAAACATACCTTGAATCGCCTTGCAGGATTTTATCCATTGAAGTTTTCTACCTGATACTTTGTTACTATCACAATCTCCATTAATCAAAGACTTACGACCATGACACAGTTTACAATATGTTTTGACATTTTCTGGAACATTATTGTGATGATCTCCATCAAGGTGATCTAGATCCAAACTATTTTCAAAACCAA